TTATTTTGTCTTCAATTGTTTTTTTCTTTCTACTATATAACTTTCAATGTTAGCTAAGTCTTCTTCAGTTGCTAAATTCAAAATGAAGCTTTTAGTGGTTGACCGTTTATTTATATACAATTTTCTAACTTTATTTTTTTCGTCCCATTTTTTATTTGCTTTAGCTCTTGCTTCTGTAATTTTAGCCATTTAAAACCAACTTTCTAATTAAATATAGTATGAATCCAATAAATAAAGCTATTCCTGCATAAGTATAGTATTTCTTTTCTTTCTTAGTCATGGTATATTTGAGATGGCAAAACGGTAAGACCGGAGCCTTGCCGTTCTTAATTTATTTGAAAAAGGTTTTGATTAGAGATTTAGCTAACTTGATGATTTCTGTTGCGGGAACTGACCAAGCGGCAATTGCTGTGTACTTAGCTATTTTCACTTGAGTTTCTCTATCAAGCCTTTTTTTTATTTTCCTTTTTTGCCATCTCATTTCCTCCTTTCAATTATTATAATACACGCTTTTGCGTACGCAGTCAATACAAATTATAAAAATAATACAAAAAAATAGCCACTCAGGAATTACCCAGAGTGGCTATTTGTGTAGGATTTAGAACGCACCTAGCCAGTCCTACTAAACTAGATTACGCTAGCTAAGCTCACGTAGAGTTCCTTAGCTTGGTCAAATCCATTATATCAAATTATTTAAATATTCCCCATGCTTCTGTACCAACTCGACCAACTAAGTATCCATCATGCCCGTTCTCGCGTGGTTGTTGTAACCATACACGACCAGCCGAATCACGCGACCAAGCATTATACTTAACCTCTGAACCTGCTGGAAGCGTAGCAATTAGTGTGCTTTGTATATTAGCACCCCATCTAAGGTTGATTGCAGCGCCAGTAATGAAAGTGCCATGTTCTTCATGCCAAGTCATGCCATGTACATCAGTCCATGTCTTAGGCTGTGTGGAAATATCAGCTGGTTGTGATACTGGTTTGTTTACATTAGCATCAATTTTTAAAGACTTAACTGCAATATTACCGTCCACACTCATGCCTTTCCAATTGTCAGTAAATTGCCAGACCGCTACCCCGTCCATTGATGGAAAGTAACCGAAATCTGGTACATTTGTAGGTGCTCCGTTACCTAGTGGATACGCTGCTACCCACAAACAATCAGGATACTTGGCTAGAATTCTAGAAGTATTAATTTTGTTTTTCATAAGATACGCGCCTGAATATAGTAAGGGTTTATAGCCAGCACTCACAATAGTATCCAAGAAAGCTAGAATTGCCGTCGTGTTAGCTTCACGATCTCCTCTAGTTTCGTTCCCACTTCCTTGCTCATAGTCACAAGCTAAAAAAGATCCTACAACCACACCTGCTAGCTTAGCAGAACTAATAGCATAGTTTCCTTCTTGCACAGCTACGCTAGCATTTGAGCTAAATCTTGCATAATGGTAAGCCATTGGTACCACATTATTTTGCTTAATACTATCCACCTGAGTCTTATCTTTGGGGTTGCGATAATCTAACCCCTCAGATACTTTCACAAGAACAAAATCAGCACCTGCATTTGTATATTCAGTAACGTTTGCATTATTAAAACTAGATACATCAACACCATAAGCTCTATTTTTAATTGTTTGTGTCATTTTTAAGCCTCTTTCTTTGAATCAACTACAAGTTTTTCATACTCGTGCTGAACAATATTTCTTACAGTAACTCTATCAATAGGAAGATTTGGATAGAGTTTTTGTAATTGGTAAAAGACCTCATCTGTTGCATCATAAAGTTTCTTTGAACCTTCTTTATCATCAAGGGATGCTTGATATATGGTAGCTTTCAATGCTAACACGCCGGCTGTTTCTAAGACTTTTGCAAGTTTGGGATGTGTGAGCGCCAATTTTTCCAATTTTTGTTTATTTAAACTATAGGCAGTTGCCATTCCTGCAATAAGCAAAACAACAATTGCCCAAATTAAATTAATGTCTAATCTCATTTTCGTAATTCCTCTCTCAATTTTTCATTCTCTTCTTGTAGATGCTTAACCTGTTTCTTGTAATCGTCACGTTCGCTTTTTAATTCTTCGACAATATCTTGGAAAGTATCTCGCTTGTTTTTATGATATGCGTTATATGCAGTTATTAGCACTCCTAAAAATGTTCCAAGAGCACCGATAATTAGGTCTATATGCAAGCGAAACACCTCCTAGCGATCATGAGCTACATGCAAAATCAAAAGAAAAAGGACTACATCGCCAATGACGGTGTGTCCCATTCTGAATTCAGATGTAAAGATAATGTGTCCTAATTGCAAGAATGCCAAGCCTAATACAATACCTCCACATACTACTAAAAGCGTACGAATTAATAAGGTATCGTCAGGTCTAAATGCAGTAGCAAAAAATAGCACCATGCCAACTAGCAAAATAAAAATATCTATTCGCCAGTCATTGAGCGCGCTTTGCAAATTAGGCGGCCAAAAGAAATAATGACGATCGTACCAAAGTGAGCCGCCAATAGCGATCATAGTTATTGCAATAATTACCTGAAGGTTATTAAGCTTGAGGTTGACTAAGTACCGTTTCAGCTTGGTCATAGTCCTCACCTGTGATTTCTTTATATCCTTCTTTGCTAAGAATGCCTTGCTGAACATAGCTTCGAAAAGTTAAGTTGGCTTCTTCTTTTTTACCGAACCATCCCCAGTTATATTGATTCTTCCATGATTCAATTAGTTCTCTTTGAACTTCTGCGATCATTGCTTGTAAATCCATTTTAAAATCCTCCTATTTTGATACTTCAGTATTGCTGGATTGAGATCTTTTACCCAAGGCAACCATCATTGCACTTAAGTTAGCCACCATTCTGTTAGTTTGTTGAACGGAGGCTTGAAGTTGCTCCATAACCTTATCGCCGGCTTCCGCACTTTGCAGAGTGCTTTTGTGGGCTTCTTGCAAGCTAGTAATACTTCCTTCAAGGGTCTTCAAGCTTTCGGTAACTGCTGTCAAACGTTGTCCGTAAGATTCTTCGCTGACGTCGTACCATTCGCCTTTCATCCAATCATATTTTGGAGACTTCAAGTTTGAATCAGGTGGAGTTACTACTAAAGGATATTGATTAGCTGTAATTTCATCAGTTGATGTAATTACCCTAAAAGGCACATCATCGTTTGACCAATAATAAGTCTTCATTGTTACAGCTGATGTTTTTTCTGTATTAGTTGCTGGTGTAGTAACTGGTTGAACATTTTCTGTTACGTTTTGTGCATTTGCAGTTTCTTCTGTCATAGTTAAATTCCTCCATAAAAAAATCCCTAACCATTTGGTTAAGGATTAAAAATATTAAATCGGTGTGTTAGTGTACTTATGCCATTGACCGGACCCATTATAAAGCTTACGGCCATAAAGGTCATCTCCCTCATATACAGTTTGATATTGAGTTTGACCATCTAAATTAGTGACCTTCAAAAATATTGTGTGACGATTGTCTGTTTTGTACGGCCCATTTTGAATAAGACAATTAACGAACTTTATAATTCCTGTTTCTCTATAAGCATTGCAGTCTACGGTTTGATTGCTGATAGTTCCTGATGGGCTATCATAGTCAACGCGGTGTTGAAACATAGTTTGTTGCATGGTAAAGCCTTGCAATCTATCAGATAGATCCGTAACGCTATTCATCATAGCGAATTGATTCCATTGCGGATATGAATTAGTAGTTTTAGAAACAGTTCTTACAAAACGTTCAGGTCCCTGGTCAACAGTCTGATAAATGGTGTTGTCATCATATTTAATCACAGTTAAATAGTACCATCGTTTTGTAGTATCAGGCCATGGTCCATTGATAGTGGCACAATTACCGATCTTATAAATTCCTGTATCCAGATAAGGATCACTATTTAAATTGATAGCCGTATTCAATGCTTGATCTGTTGGATAGCGATAATCGGTATGGTTTCGAACATCTCGATAAGCTCTGGCAAAAGTAGCTAATGTTGCTTGATCTACTAGCCCAGGCTTTCCAGCCTGTTCTACTGTCGTAGGACCTGGCTGATCGGTTTCAATATTATAGTCTCTAATAACATTCACATTTAGATCGCTTTTTTGTGCTACATCAGGCTTACTTCTAATATTATTCCAACCTACTGATCCCGTATAGTATCCATCCATATTAATTGCAGCTACTTCGTCACCATCAGCACGTCTAAAAGAAATGTGATTAGAATCATCATCACCTAATTGAATAGCTAAATCTAGATTGTCGCCGGCGTTGTTATCGCCAAAAATCTTGATGCTATCAGATGCACCATTCCATTGGATTCCACCAATATTGCCCTCATGAGCATTATAGGGACTTTGCGCATCCCAATTAATCCAGCTTCCCTTCTGCATGTTGCCACCAGATAATGACAATTTAGTAGCTAAATCGCCAGCATTTGTGATTCGTTGCCAGTCAGTAAAGGTATTGCCATTGTACCAGCTACGAACATATACCTGATTTTCCTTTTTAGCATGCAGCATTTGTGTTCCATTTTGCATGCCATCTGAGTTTACCGTTATATCAAACCATGCTGGTATTGGAGAATTAGCTATCCCATCAGTTCCCCTAGCATGGTACATTCCTGGAGTCTTTATGGTATTGAGATCAGTATTATTTTTTATGGCTACTATTGGTACATGCTCTTGAACGGGTTTTAAAAGCCAATTACCAATCTTCCAAGTAAAGTGGATGCCATCATTTAATCCGCCAGTGTTTAGTTCAATGAACACGTCAGTGACATTATTAGTATCAAAAGTAAGGCAAAACAATTCTTTATTGACTGGATCAGCTGGCAAATCTTGATAAGCCAAAATATTATCAGTATTATTTTTATCATAAACTGACACTCTAAACTTATAATCATTATCAGCTATCTTAGTTAATTGCTTTGAATTTTCCCATTCAAAGAACAATCTATACAAGGTATTAGGTGTCAAGTCGCTAACTTCTAGCATTGATCTTTCAATACCAGCAACACCAGTATAGTCATAGATATTCATTCGACTAACATCATCATAAGATATTCTAGCAGCAGCGATCATTTCGTTACTATTCCCCCACTGAGTCATATTAGATTTAAGCTGGATCCAACCTGGCTCAGAATTAAATATCCATTTTTTTAGTTCTAAATCTTTAGCAAAACTAGTCCAATCTATTTGGCCTAGACTTGCTCTTAGTTCGTTTACCTTGGCTTGAACTGCATCGGTTTTAGCATTCATATCCGGCAACTTCTTATTCATCAAGTCGGTTAACTCATTAATAATATTGCCAAATTTAGTTGTTAAATCCTGAACAGTATTATTTAAACTATTAGTTTTAACCTGCCATTCTTTAACAATTCGACTAAAAGTATCATCCCAAGAGTGCTGTTTTGCATTCCAATCAGCCTGATCTTTATCCAACACTTGCTTGGCATTATTTTTGACTGCTTGGATAGTGTCTTGGGCTTGTTTATCAATGTTAGCTTTATCACCGTTCCACTGACCCCATATCTGGTTCTTGTTATTCGTCCAGTCTTGGTTAATAGCATTTTGCGCGTTTCTAAATTGATTCTGAAAATCAGCACTCAAAGTATTGTACTGATTACGGAAGTTCTGCAATTCTTGATTTAATTGCTGTTCCGCTTTTTGCAATTCAGCCTTAAATTCACCATCAGCTTGTTTAATCAAGGCTTCCATCTGTTGCTTTAACTTTTCAAGGTCTGCAATGTAAGTCGTATTGTAAACCGTACACTTTAAGCTGTCTTTAACTTCAATGTAGAAGTCAGTAGTTGAATCAATCTTCGACCCATTAGATTTATCAATAATGTCAAACCAAGCCGTACCTCTTGCAGAATGAACTTGATCGTGTAACTGATAAGTAATATGCCCTATTCTTGCATCCACGATTTTGACGTTATCATCTGAAACAAACTTATTACCATCTTTATTTTCATTAAAGACGAGAGATTTATTTGTTAAATCGTATGGTGTTTCGTCAGGATTGAGAATAAACGATTCTAGTATTTCACCTTTATCACTATCTCTTACCTCCACTCGACTTAGATTGGTTGTTTGTTTGTTCGTGCTGAGCGCTACTGCTTGGAGCATTCTGTTCGCCTCCTTTCAACTGATCCCGCATTCTAATTTCATGTTGTAGTTCCTCAATCACAACATCTTTTCTGAAATTTAAAAGCTCTAACCGAGCAATTTCGTTTAGAGCTTTTGTTAAAACAGCATCATTATTCATTTATTTCACCTCATATCTAATGAATTCGACCACCACGTTGTTGACGTATCCAAGCAATGTCGGAAGCATATAAGTATTGATTTCCAATCCTGAGCACTCCCCAATTTTGATCCCAATCAAGAGCAACTTTTTCTTTGCCAGGTGCTGTGCAAGAAAAGCCATGGTCGCCCGACATAACTGCAACTTTTCCATCGCCACCAATTGAACGAATGTAAGAATCCCCATCTACTGTGATACCTTCAAGCTTAACACCTGTGATCGTACCACCAGTAATTCTTTCAGCAATTAGCCGACCTTGACTGTCTATGGCACTTCTAGCAACTCCATCGCGTCCAACGTATTCCAAGCCTTCAGCATTAAATCGGAGATAACCTCCTCCATTACTCAAAGCTCTTAGTTCAGTTGGCTTCTGCCAGTTAGGATACGCAGTGATTTCACCACCGCCACCACCGGCAATCCAGTTGTGGACGTCTTGAACCGTCGTGTTTATGGAAGTAATCATGCTTTGCAATCGATCATAGCTATCTCTCCAAGCTTGATCGTCAATACTAAGTTGCCTAGTTAATTTAAGCAATCCCGCTTTCTGGTCTTGATCCTTTTCTTCCATAACTTGCTTTAGTTCCCCAAACAAGTGAGTTGCTCTCTTAGTAGCTGTAGTCGTATTTTTAGCTACCATATTAGTTACAAAATTGTTTAAGGCATGATCATAGCTGATAGGTAATTGACCGATCGTAATACTGGTAGCAATTTCTCTAACTGGATCCCAAGTTATGGAAGTGCATTGAGCTTTTTCAAAAATTCCTACCTCATCGAATAACACACTCACATAATCATATAAGTCAACTTGAGTTAATTTTTGATACTCGCCTTGCATTTGCTCATATGAAACAGTAAGCGAAATATTTGGGTAACCGATCCTGTATTCTTTCATATAAGCTTTAGCAACTGCTAGCAACTTGTTCTTATCATTACCAATTCCATAAGAAGATAAATCTACTGCTTGTACTCTCAAAGGTGCGTTAGTAATCCGTGCATATTCAGAAACTAGCACTGTTTCGTCTAATTCTAAAGTTTGTTCTGATACCTCAGGCTCAGCATTCGAATCATCTTCACCTGGTGCTACATCTGTGGCATGAGCGAAACTGAAGAAATCTGAATTAATCCATTGATTAGTTCCAACTTCATAAAAGGTTTTACCTTGACTAGTTGACTGCGCTGTAATTCTTAGTAAACTACCTAAGCTATAGTATTTTCCGGTTGGACTTATACCACTTGGATCACTATATACAGGAACTTGTGCAGTTTGCTGAATATTAGCTTTTTCTGCATCATCTTCTTTATATTCAACTGTTCCAGGTTCTTTAAAGCTAACATTATCGCCAGATTTAACCCAAAGCTGATGGCCATTCTGCTGACCAATGTGATACCACTTAGTGCCTTCAGAGTCAGTTGAAATATCATAAATCGGATATTGACCTTTATTATTCCAGCTAATTACGTTTCCTGTCCCACCAGGACCCGACATCACTGTTACATTACCGTTAATGCTTAAACGGCCATAGGCTTTTTGCGTTGCATAGTCCCCAGTCTTTGATAAGACAAAATATTGAGATGAAATCCATTGCGTATCTCGATTGCCTAAATTGTACCAAACAGTTCCATCGATATCTTTAGCCTTCCAATAAATCTTATAGCTAGAGCCATTATTCAAGTATTGTCCGCTCTTATGACCTCCAAAAGGTGAAGTATAAAGTGGCACTTGACCAGGACCTGCGTATGAAACCGTACCAACACCGTCATTCTTAACAATTATGCCTTGAATATCATCACCCACTTCAAGAGTTCCCTGAGCAGTGATCTTATTAACTACATAGTTACCTGACTTGTCAAATGTAATCAAACTGGCTTCAACCCAACCACCTGTATCAGTCTTATACCAGATATCATTATTGAGCGTTTGCTTATCAGTCTTCGCAACAAACTTTAAGTATTCGCCATTCCTGATACTGTTTACAGGGGTGTGTCCTTTATATGGGGTACTAAAAAGGTTAATTGTACCGTTAGCCAAATATTGAACTGTGGCTTTTCCATCAAATGGTTCTCCGTCTGGCTGTGGTTGTTCTTCAGGAGAATAGGTAACATAGGGCATGATTGCATTGTAAGTGTCACTAATTGTTTCATCCCTAGTGATTGACTGCATATTACGACCATACTTAATTACTACTCCTTTATCTTTACCTGCATGTTTCAGCATTGTTAGATAATAGTTATTAAACCTAAATTCTCCATTGTATAAAGCTTCCATTGTGTTAGTGGTTTGATCCCCAGCTTGGTCAGCTCCAAAAATAGCAGCATTAGCATTACCTAACTCTTTAAAGTTCCAGCCTAAGTTTGCAACGGTAGGAATATCACTAGCAAAACCTAACCCTGAAACAGGCCATGCCAAAGCATCGCTAATTAAATCAAATGCTCTATTCGGCCCAGCATGTGCTTCACTGATATCCTTTTTGAGAGGAATATTCGATAAATCAGACCAGACATGATTAGCAGTAATTGAAATTGAAGTCATACTCTTAGATACGTCTACAATTCTAAATTGTTGATTTCTTTCATCATCTTCTAGTCCCATATCAGCCACAATTACCATGCCCTCAGTTATGTCTTTGCTTAAAGATGCATTAATCGGATAAGTCATTGCTAAAGTAGGTATCTGATTTCTATTTTTAGTAATTGAAATAGTAAGTAAATCCTTAAGTGATCCCAGACCTTCAGTATTAAAGTCAGAAATATATGTTTCATAAAGTCGAGGAATCATACAATTGCTCGCCTCCATCTTGGTTGATATTCAAACTTAGAATAATTACCTGATAGTGAAATACTATTTTTACCGGGTATTAATTCAGGGTACTCATGATTTGGCAAGATTGCTCTACTAGTTCGCAACTCTGTCATTGATTTGTAAACCAAACATTTCTCACTATCTATAAATAATTCATTATCTATATCTTTAAATTGATAAGCTAAACCATTAATCGTCAAAGTAAAGTCTCCATTACCTACGATATGAAAAATAGGTAGTGAATTCCATTTAGTAGGATTATAAACTGGACTACTTGGTACGTTTTGATAATTAATAGCTTCATCATTAATTAAAAAAGGTTTGCATGCTAAGCTCATAGTAACGTTAGCCCAAGTTTCATTAGTTGGAGTAACAACAGGGCTTTCACTTACAAAAGCTTCCCAGTGCCAGCCTTTAAACGGTTCAAAGTAAAATGGCTCATACTTTACAAATTTATCTTTACAAGTCAGCCAGTCTCCGAAGTCCATGCCCCAAGTAAACCAATCTTTATAGAAAGTCGGGCGCTGAACAACAAAAGTAATTTGTTGGGTTATGTCTGTATAGCTCAAATTATCATTGATATATGAACCATTTACTCCCACAACTGACGTAAGTGAAACATTCCGTTTGGTAGTAGCTTGAACTAATGGATAAACTACCATAGCACCATAGTAATCAGAACCTGTTCCATGATAAATTAATCTACCTAATGACACTTATACCCTTCTTTCTATTAATTGAATTCAATCGCATTCTTGCATTTACAACTTCGGTAATTGAATTACCTAAAGCTTGTTTATCTACATTTATGCTAGTTTCAACTGTTGCGGGAGCTGTAAGAATAGCAGTAAGTAAATCGATAATCTTATCAAGCTTTTCGCCTAAACTTCCAGTATTCACAGTAGTTGGTTGAATATTGTCTCTAGCTGCAACAATTGCAGCAGTCTTGCCAAGCAATTCGTAAGAACGACTAGATTTAACTGCTGATAATGGAATAGCCATTTCTGGTCCAGCTTCGCCAAAAATAGAAGGTTGGTTAGCAATTCCACCATTTGCATATCTTGCATGACCAGTTGGTCCCCAACCTGCTCCAAAGTGAATATCATTGCGCCAATTAGAATCATTGAATAAAGCAAGCAATTGATCCCAGCCATGATAAATATTTCCATGGCCTCTAACTTTATATGCATTAAAAGTTCTTGTCTTATATTGCAATAATCCACGAGCTGGACCAGAACCGTCACCATCTGGATCAGCTCCTGGCTGTACAGCGCTAGGATTGCCTCTAGATTCACCAGCAATCATTGAAATAATCTTTCTGATTTCTGTTGGAGTAACTGAGGTATGCATTGTTTCAGCAGCCTTTTTAATGTCTTCGCCCCAACGATCAGCCCCTGTACCATTCGGATCTTTCTCATCGCCACCAAGACCAAACAAATCACCAATCTTGCTAATGAAACTAAAGAATCCTTTCAGTGGTTTCAACCCTTTAATAAATTTCTCTAAACCAGAGTTTGCTTTGACGTCTCCATCTCCACTCTCATTCTTTAAACCAGGAATACGGCGATAGCTTACTGCTCCTTCCTGGAAGTCTGATATCTTTGCCATACCTATACCAGAGCTTGGATTCATTGCCGACCAAATCTTTCCACCACCGGCATAAACACCAACGTGGTTACGACCTCCAGGTCCAAAGAATACTAAATCTCCGATTTGTGGATCTTTAACTGCACGTGAAGCTGAATACTGATCTCCAGAATAATGAGGAAAGCTTTTACCGAATGCTTTCTCTAAGGCATACTTAACTAATCCTGAACAGTCGAATGAATCTGGTCCTTCGGCACCCCATACATATGGTTTATCTTTACCATATTTTTCAACAGCACCTAGTAATCCTCCTTCTGCTTCACCATCAAGAGAACTAGATACCATATTCCAAAGAGTTTTCCAAAAGGCACTTACTTGTTTCTTACCTTTATCAAATCCTTTGGTAATCATAGTATGAAATGCACCACGAGATAGGCCTTTAACACCAGTCCATTTAAAAATACCATCTAAGTACTTTTGTGGACCAGAGACAATCTTTTTAGCTAAATCAAAGAACTTCTTCATGCCATCCATAGTGTTCTTAGCCCATGAACCAATGCCACCGAAGAAGTTACCTACGTTCTTGCCAATATTGCTAAAGAAACTACCAATACCACCATTTGCAAAGCGAGCAATCCCCATAGCATTCATTAAGTTCTTAGTATCAGTTGCATTAAGAATTTCATCACCAGGCATAAGCATTGTAGTAGTATTTCGACCTTGGAAAATACCAAATTCTCCAGTTGCTGGACGGTAAAGAGCTTCCTTATTGCCAGTTTCTGGTGAATCATTACCATCATTAACCATTGCTAATGTTGGTTCAGTAATCGCTCTACGCTGAGATCCAAAATAGCCAGTACCAGTAGCAAAGTGGGGGAGCTTTTTGACAGTAGAATGACCGCCACCGAAGAAGAAGATTACATCGTTAACGGCACCAATACCGCCATTAACTATATCAATCAAGCCGTTCATGGCATTTTTGCCTAACTTATGCATAGCCTTCCACATGTTAGAGAAGATACTATTTACTCCTTTAGATAAATTAGACCAGCCTTTTTGCCAATTTTTGCCAAAATTGCTGAACCATGAATTCATGTTTCTTCCCCACTTAGAAGAATCAGATTTCATATCATTCCAGGTGTTACTAGTATTACGTTTTATATCATTCCATTTATCTGAAAAGCCTTTTTTAAGCTTATTTAGACTGTCCCTTGAAGTAGCTTTTAAAGCTTCAAACAAGTTTCCATGATTTTTCTTTAAGTTTCTAGAAAAATCATCATAAACATCTAGTTCGGCCTTATGATGGTCTTTCCATTTTTTTCCTGCTTCACTAGCGTAATTTTTAAGATTGCCAAGTAAATCTTTTGTGCCTGATTCTGCACCTTTCTTGACGCTCTTCCAAATACTATCAGCTGATTTATTGAGCCCTTTCCAGTGAGAACTCCATGATTTTTCGGCTTTCTTCTTATAAGAATTAAATGACTTAGTTAATCCTTTAACTCCATTATCATAATTTTTCTTGGTATCTTTAGCCCAAGACTGAACACCTTTCTTGGTAGACTTCCAATGCTTGTCCCAAGACTTTTTAAAGTCTTTAGTCCATTTTGAGGTTTGCTTACTGATGTCCTTATAAGCTGTCTTGAATAACGTACCCTTTTGAAAAGCCTTGACGTATTTATTCTTAGATAAATTCTTAAAGGTATCGCCAAAACTCCTATTAAACTTCTTAAAAAAGTTGTGCCCATTTTTAAGGAAAGTCTGATAGCCTTTTTGAATATTAGGTCCTAGTTTCTTAACAAAACTTTTGGAGTCTTTAACTGTTTTATCTAGATTTTTCTTAGAATCCTTACCAAATTTCTCAAAACCTTTACCGACTTTCTTCCAGTAATCATTCCAAGCTTTTTGCTGTTTCTTTTGGTTTTGTTCTCTAAGCTTATCAGCTTTTTGCCATTCTTTTTGAGATTTCTGGTTAGACTTTTGGACGCTCTTCCACCAATTGCCAATGCCTTTGTTCATTTTTCCGAAAGCATCTTTAGTAGACCAGCCTAAGTTTTCAAGCGACCAGAAATTTTTAGGCGGCTTTTTAGATTTCCAACCATTCAAAAATTCTTTGGTTGCTTTACCGCCCCAGCCACCAGCTACCTTACCAATCTGAGAACCGATTGCTGCACCAGCAGGACCACCAAAGAATAAACCAATACCGCCACCAATTGCAGAACCTATTCCTTTTCCTGCATCTTGGTATTGCTTCATTGATCCTTTCTTATCTTTGAATGCAGATAGGATAGATGAACCAGCATCTAAAGCAACACCTACACCTGCTACACCAGTAGCAGCTTTACCAGCTGTTGACAAGCCACCAAATCCACCAGCAGATTTTAAAGATTGAAATGCACCGCCAAAAGACTTACCAGATAACGCATTGCCAGCTAAAGATTTAATTTTGCCAAAAACAGTTGAAGCAGTAGAACCTAATTTAGCTAATGCGGCTTCTGGTCCTTTCAGTTCTTTAATTGTATCTAAACCCTTAAAGCCTGCATGAAGTGCCTTAACCCCTTTATAAGCTTTAACACTACCACTAGCAATTGAAAATAAACCACTTGTAACTGGTTTCAAAGTCTTAATTGCTGCAATAGCAATAATTGCCTTAGAAATCCATTGAATCGCTTCTTTATTTTTAGCTAAATTATCTAATACCACTCTTAATTGTTTCAGAGGGTCTTTCGACTTTAAAGCATTCTTACTAGTTAAACCAAAGGCTTCAGCAATATCAACAATTATTTTAGAAAGAGTCTTCCAAGTATCTATTGCAATATCTTTGGTAATGGACATAAGATCAGACCCAATACCTACAATATCGCCTTTATGCTTGGCAATGTAGCCTAATGCTTGCATTCCAAGTTTAGCAACTTTTTGAATTGCTACACCAAGCATTTCAGCACCATCTTGTACTGGCTTTGACTGCATTAAGTCAGCTAACTGTTGCATTCCTGATGTCTTCACATCAAATAATGGTTGGGCCATTTTAGCTTTTAAGCTATTCCACGAATCCTGCATTGACTTTGCAGCTCCGCCTTGGGTTTTTCTAAAAGCTTCAAAAGCCTTACCACCATCTTGACCAGCTTTTTCAACTAACTCTTCAAATTGTTTAGTTGACATTTTGCCAGAAGCAACCATCTTACCAAATGCTTCTTCTGACATTCCAGCTGCTTTAGACAAAGCCGCACCTAATCCCGGCGCTTGCTTACTCATTCTTTGCCATTGCATTGCTGAAACTTTAGAGCCACTAAGAGCCCTAGCCATCGCACTTGATAGCCCAACCATTTCTCCAGAAGTCATCTTAGTCGCATCCCCAATGGTTGCAATACTTTTAGACAAAGCTAAAGTATGCGACAAATTACCATTAGTTAAACGATTCATATTTAACTGTAGCTGATGAACTTCGTCCCCAGTCATTGCAGTATTAGACTTCAAATAGCCCATTTGATCTACTAAGATCTGAGTATCATTTTTATTTTTACCTAATCCAGCCCACTGTGCTCGAACTTTACCAATTACACCATCAAGCTGCATACCTGATGTAATAGTTGACTTTAGTCCAGAAGTTAATGAACTAAAACCCGAAGAAACAGCATTGCTTAAAAGATTTGCACTAAAAATCTTTTTAAACAAAGAATGCGTCTGTTTAGCTTCTCCATTGACTCCAGTAATTTTAGATTTAAATCGATCAAAAATTGATGGATTGGCTTTCTTCATCTCTGAAGATAAGCCCGACATTTCAGATTTGGTTTTAGCTAAGCTTGTGGCCGTCTCATCTACACGTACCTTCTGACGTCTATATGCTTCACTAGATTTACCAGCTTCAGAAGCAATCTTAGATAATTCATTAGATTGAATTTTGTAAACTTGATTTAGTTTGTCGTATTCACGTGATAAACCAGATAATTTAGCCTTATTAGCTTCCTCATGCTTGCCTTCTGCTTCAAGTCTTCCAACATAAGCATTACTTGACTCAGTAATTTTTCTAAGTTCGCTTTGTGCGCTTGCTAATCCTGACTTGTAGTAATCAAGCGAGTTACGAGCTTTTTCTTGTTGCTGACTTAATTTAGCAATTCTTGTAGTAGCATTAGCAACATTACGTTCAGCCGTAGCAATTTCTTTCGAATATCTTTCGTATTCGTTGCGGCCTTTTTCTGTGGTTGTATCAACCTTGGCTTGAGCTTCTTTTAAGCTGTTTAATTCAGATTTATTACGTTCTAATAAAGATTGTTGTTTCTTTAAAGTATCGCCTAAGCCTTCATACTTAGCTTTTGCAGCTCCCAGTTGATCTCCAGCTGATTTTAGTTCGGCAACTTGTGCTTTCCATGCACTAGTAGCAGAAGATACCTCACTTTTTAAAGATTTAAGGGTTTGAATCGGCTGTTCGCCATCAAGAGAAATTCGTGTATTAAAATCGCCAACCGGTATTTTTCCCGCCATTATTTAACCTCCTTTCTAGTTTTTCCTTGCGCTAATTGACTTAATGCCCATTCACTAGCATCTACTGGACGATCTTTACGGCTTTGAGCTTCCATAATTTGTGCCCAGCGATCTGTGTCAAATGCTTCTATTTCATTGGGTGAAACATGACCATTAACAATAGCGTCTTGTTCGGTGTAATCAATATCTTCGACAAATTCTGACCAGAATTTATTTATCTCCCACAGAGTGACTTTTCTTGTCAGAGTCAGAAGCCTCCGAATCTTCTTTAATGTCCAAAATTGCAAAAACTAAACGTTTGGCAACATCAGCAATGTCATCGGTATTTAAATCTTGATTTTCAAATTTTTGCTTTCTGGCTTTGGTATTAATCCCAGCTAGATCTTCAATAAAAGCTAAGTATTTTTCTGTAATTTTAAGTTCAGTTTCAGAAGTTAAAGTAACTTGGTTTACTTGCGGTGAAATTGCTAAAGCAACTGCTTCAACTCTCATATCCCAATAATCAGGATCAGTTGAACCAAATCCTGTTCCGTACTTATCTTCTAGCCGTTCTAGTGTACGTTCATCTTCTGATTTAGATTTATCAAGTTTTTGTAGAATATTCATGTCTCTAATTGCACTAGAGAATTTCTTTTGTGCATCTAATTGAATTTCAGAAATATCTTGATTAAGCTGGCCGGCTTTTCTTTTCATTCCGAAAGTATGATCTACTTCAATGGGTTTTAAGCCTAACTCTTTGGCTTCTACAGTGATTTGTGTCATTGTCTATTTTCCTTTCATATAAAAAAAAGCAGGATTCGAACCTGCTTTATTTGTTCCTACCTCTCCCTCCCTGCTTTCACTACTTAGAAGGTGCTGGATTTGGTGTTGATGTTTGCTGGAAGCCATCAACTATATATGCCAACATTGCTTCTTCGCTCTTCCAAGCTGGATCACGATCAGGATCGCCAACAAAAATTTGATAAAGCAAATTATCAGTTGGACGAGCTTGGGGTGTAACAGTAAAACTATCGTGAACTGTTACAGGACTTGCTGCATCAGTTTGCATGTTTACACCACTACCAGGGGTAAAAGTACAATAAGGAAAAGCGTAATAAACTGGAAAGCCATGATTTTCAGAAATAGCAATATATGCTCCTCTGAATAAGCGTTTATCAGCACGCTTATATCCTCCATGGGTTTCATCTCTAGCCATCCCTTGCATTAATGAAGCAATATCAAAAGGCATGTCATTAGCTGCAAAGATACATGAGATATTTTCCACACCAACTTCACTCTCAGCGGTGGTATTAGAACCATAAACTTTTTGAATAGTTGGATTCAAACCTGTGATGTTACTTTGAGTAGTACCTCTCGCAGTTTTTAGATCAGCTTGAAAAATACCTTGGGCCTTGTATCGACCATACTTTTTAAATTCATCAAGTGTTTTTAACTTTGCATCATCGTCTTCAGGAGCGACGATTGCTCTCGCAAAACCATTTAATTCCATTAATTTAACTTCCTTTCATAATTGCGTGTGAAATGGAAAGTAAGCATAGTTTCATCTATTTCAGGATCAGTTCCTTCATCTGGTCCATAGCTTACTTGCCATTCAGGCACTAAAAAAGACACAATCGAATTCTTGATCGTGTCTAAATTAGCTGTTTTATTTTCTATACCAATAAAAACTTGAATTTCTAATTCTTGAACTTCTACAGTGGGAATATTTGAGCCATAACCGGCATAACTTCCAATAACTGGAGTAATCAGCAAATCAGTTTTAGTATTATCAATCTTCCCTGTTATTCGCTTTTTATAATAACGATCTACCCCGGGCACTTTATTTAAAATAGCTTGATATGCGTCATTTATCGCTGTCATGGTTCATCACTTCCTTAAATGCTCTTAGTTCAGCTTCTTTAACTGATTTCTTCGCTTCTTGTTGCGCCTTGTCGTAAAAATGCATGTTAGCATACCTTTTTTCAGACATATGGTGCTGACCATTATTAACAATTTTAGCTAAGAAGTCATAATATTTACCTTCAAAACCAACATCTGTATCTCCAGTATGAGTTTTATCAGCTGTATAACCAGCTTTATACGTAATGCTATCTTGCAAGTGCTTAGTCTTTCGGTGTGAATTGCCATGCTTAGCATTAACATGACCAGCAGAGCGCCCTCTTCTGTAAATCTCATTGCTTCGTGGCGTGCGATCATGCAATACCTGACTAAAAGCTTCGGCACCTGCAACGGTAATTTTTGCCTTATCTTCAGGTGACAATTTCATACTCTGCTCTACTGAATCAACCCAATTATCTAAAAACTCCCCCATATCTTTAGCCATGATCTGCAACCTTCTTAACAGTCACTAAATCATAGCTTGTGGGAGAGTTCTTTTCATCTGGATTTATATGAACAACCTCATACATCTCGCCATTAACTCTTGCTCTTGAGATTTGATCCCAGAAATTATCTAACCGATGTCTTACAGCATACATTCGCTGGTCAGCTAAATTAAGCCCCTGAGCTTGAATAATTTGAGTCGTGTTCAAACTATAAGGAATTGCTAAAGTCGTCCATAAGACTGTAATTGAAGGAATTGGATTATCATTTTGGTCGTACTCAGGTTCATCAGATTCCTTACCAAACTCAATCTTCTGATTTTGTCTGCTCGGATTCAGTATTCTTACCATCTTGATCCTCCAATTCCTTAGCATATCTACCTCTAAGCTGACCAATGACTGCATTTGTTACAACATCCACAGTGACTACAGCACCAGATGTAATGCTAACTGGATTCTGTACATAAGAAACTGCTAAAGCATTACACACTAAGGTATACAATGGTTTATTGTCTTTAGAAGTATAGAAATCCTCTAAGTCTGTACCAATTGCCCCCTGAACATAACTTTCAGCCGCAATTAAGGCGTTAGACATACGATTCTTCAAGCCTTCATCTAAAGAATCATCTTCATCAAGATATCCTAATGACCTCTTAAGGCCATCAGTGATCTTAAGATAAGCGGTCATTAAGAATCACCTCTACATACTAATTATTCCCTTGTTCACTAGGCTTAGATTGTACTGTTACGCTTTGAAACAAAGCTGGTTGACTTGCAATCTTATCAAATGAACCAGATACAATAGCCTCATCATCCCAAATTTTGGTATCAAATCTTATCATTGCACGAATAGCAGTTTGATTTCTCTTAAAGGCCTTATCTGCAGTATTACTTGTAAGTAATGATGCTTGTTGACGGTCATACAAATGAATAAATTCTTTAAAGTTACCTAAATAAAAGGGATGACTTTGATATTTACCTTGAGCTGTCGTATTATTCGGCAACCAAGTATCTTCAATAACTCTTACATTAAAGTATTGCATTCCATCCATGTTAAACACTGATTGTAAAGTACGAGGATCAGTTTTCATTGCTCTCGAACCATCAGACATACGCACCTTTGCAAGTTCCATAAGACCCGACTTATTGGTTACAAGTGTCGCTCCAGACCATAGGGCCATATTTAATTGCCCAAGGGTGTCAATAATATCATCCAGCTTGGTAATAGTAGCTTTCTTTTGTGAATTTGGAAGCAATTTAAGGATCTTATCGTTATAAGTAACCACCTGCTTACGAGCAATATGATCATTAAGCCAAGCCAAAATGTTAGCATCTGAATCTTGAATTAAATCATTAGGAGCATAGAATATATCCCCATAATCGTGAATTTGATATGAAATTTTTCTTGCTGATCCATAATCACCTTCAGACATATCTTTATCTTGCCAACCATAATTTGAGTCTGTTTGAGAAGAGTCGTCTTTAATGTCATCCATCTGATCCATTGGCTTAATTTCAGAAAATTTCTCAACATTTCTTGTACCATGATCAGTTGCAACATTTTCAACAGTAACCAAGTCACGTAAGTCATCATACTGACGCATTAAAGTATTAATTTGAGTTTGTTGATCGTCCGGAATAGTTAATCCAGCTGATGCTTCATCGCTATCAGAAGATGTTAAAGTATCAAGATACTTCATTGGATGCTTTAGCATATCTCTAAATCCATTAGCAAAATTTGATTTAGACTCATCTTTAACAACCTTTAATGGCTTTTTAACAATTTGTTGAGCTTTCAAGTTAGTTCTAGCATCTTCATAAGCCGATTTAGCCAACTCTTGATTCATCTTGGCATTCTTTAAACTTTCATTTAACTTGGTAACTTCGTCTACAGAGTGAGAAGATTCATCTTTACCAAGATCAATAACGATTTGTGCGCGCTTATCTTCTAAGTCTTGCACTTTTTGACCAGCCACATCAAACGCGTCTTTTAATTGATTGATATTCATTAATCTTATTTTTCCTTTCCAAATAAAATAGCCAACTTCTTTTGAAGTTGACCATCATTCTTTTTGTTTTCTTTTGGTAGAGGTTTAACGACACTTTCGGTCGATTTATCATGAAGCAAATTCTTAACTTTTATAATCATTTGATTACTTAATACTGGTACACCATAGGCATTAATTACAGCAGGTGTAGAGTTTTCTTCAAACATAATCGCATCAGCAAAGCCATTAATAACTGCTTCTTTAGCATTCATCCACGTAGTCTTGCACATCATTCGATAGACATCCTGTTTGTCTATCCCTGAACGCTTGGAATATAAATCTACAAAAGCCGAATCAAGTGAATTTAAGCTCTGCAAAGCACTGGCCACATCATCGACATTTCCATCAACTCCTGTTGAAGCTCTATGAATCATCAGTTGCGCTGTTGGTGCCATTTCAACTCTATCAGCTGCTAATGCAATCCAAGAAGCAGCAGAACAAGCTTGTCCTACAATCTGTGCAGTAACATTACCTTGATACTTTTTTAAAGCAGTATATATTTCACTTCCAGCATCTACATAACCTCCAGGAGAATTAATTTCTAAAGTAATGTCTTGACCATTAGCATCATTTAATGATTTGGAAATATCACTTGGAGTAACTACCTCATAACCAAACCAGCTATAAACTTCGGCCATGTCATTTGGTGTTACCATCCCCTTCACTGGAATTGTTACCATTATTCTCACCTCCCTTTTGTTGAATCAATTGAATAGCTTGCTGAGGCTTATTTTCTGGATCTGGCAAGTCATTAGGTAAATAACCAGAATTTTGCAAAATAAACCTAGCCTGGTTTCCGGCAATTGTCCCATCTTTGGCCAAACTTGAAATAGTATTAGCATATTGATCTCCCATTGCATCAATTGCAAATCGAATATCAGCAGAAATATTAGCATGCAATTTTGTATTAAGTTCACTAACAATTGCTTGTACATAGCGATTTAATGATTTAGCGTATTGACCACCAATTTGAGTAATTGATGATTGCTGATCGCCTGCACCGTTTAAATAGCTATCAGGAACTCCATAGACTTTAGCAATTTGTTCTCTTGTCCAATCAACTTGATTTAATAACCCAGCAATATTTCCTTTCATTTCTAATGGCTTATATTCTTCTAAGGCATCAATCACTACTGGCCCGTCAGATTCATGAATCTGTTTTGAAATTTCCTTTGATCTTGCAATTCTTGTCTTAGCATCAAGTAAACCACCATGTTGAATGCTTAATACCGCGCTAGCAGTAACAGACTGCTTTAATGCTTTCAAAGTCAAAGCATTAGAAGCATCTTTGATCTGCTGTTCGTTAACTAAAGCAGAAAGTGGTGAAATTCCTGTTTTACCTCCATTTTTTGAAAGCAATCTAATGTGAATAACATCTGATGACGGTACATTCTCCATATATCCAAGATCTGGCTCATCAAAATTAATGTTATAAATCAAGCCTGAGCCATCTTGTAGTAACATTGGCTGTACTTGTGAAGGTCTCAAATACTCCCAGGATAAATCAACGCCATTAGCATTTTTATGCCTATACGCATAGCAATTTCCATCTAGTAAAAGTTGTGCAAACATCCCTTGCCAAAAACTATAGCCATTAGTTGTTACACTTGGATTGCTAATAATCGATTGCGATCTATCAGAATCAGCGGTATATCGAACCATAGCCAAGTCTCCTGATAATTGCATAATTAATGAAAAAATATCAGAATTTTTAAGTGCTGTATCAGCAGAAACATATTTTTGGGAACCGTCACTATTAAAAAAATTAATCCAATAAGGATCATTTAATGTGAATCCTTGAGAATGAGATGATTTATTTAGTTTAAGTAGAGGCATTATTTACCACCTCCTTTCTCACCGCCTGCTGCGATAAGCTCAACTAAATATCCAGAAATTAAAAAGGCTACACCGCCAACGATGTAACCTAATGATTCATTAATCTTAAAAGCTCCAAAAGTAATTGCTGCAAGACCAAAAAAATAAAGAATTACGTCAATATACTTCCAAAGCTGTTCTTTTAATTTAGTAATCAGTGTTCTCACCTCCTAATAGTCCCGAATTAGGGTTTTTAAACCAATCCAGAACTTGTTGTTCTGTCATTCTGTCTATTTCACTGTCTTTATTATTTAAATCAGCATTTTCATCAAAGTAATACATTCCTTGAAATAGTGCATCAATTAATGCATCTACAACATCGATTTTCAAGGTTGCCTTGTCTTTATCTACTTGAATACCAATTTTATCCGCCTTAATTACTGCATTAAGTAAAGCTTTCTGCATAACCGGATCATTAGGAATAGATACCTTATGAGTTACAAAAAGCTCCTGTAAAAACTTAGTAGGATTTGCAAGAGCTGACGTTCTTTGCTGAATATCCATAATGTACCAATCAGTGTTTACATTAAGTGATTCAGTAATATTTTTAACCTGATATGATCCAAAGCGGTCATAACCAAAGAACTTAACTTTTAATTGGTGCTGTTCTACATAGTTTAGCAACCATCTATAAATCTGCTCTGGGTTGATAATGCCTTGTGGGTGTGCTGTAATCGTACAATATTCAGGATATTGACGATATGCAATTCCATCTTGTTTCTCTTTTGCTTCAATACTTCCTGCATGTTGCCAAGGGATAAAACTATGCTGTTCTAAATGGAATTTTCCATCTCCATAAGGATAAACAAAACTTAGCGCTGTGTTATCTGAAAACATAGAGTAGTCAAAGCCGATAAATACTTCTTGACCATCAATCTTAAAATCATCATCTACCGCGTCCTCAACGTCTCTTAAATTTAAATAGCTATCAGTTGATTGTTTTAGCCATAGATTTAGGTTCTTAGTTTGAAAGTCTGAAATATTACCAGTTAGCAAATCGCTATCGCGCTTGTCTTTTAAGCCGTTCATCAAGCCGTCGTGTTGATCCGGTAAATCTAAGAGAGGATTGGATTTCACCCATGTTTCAGGCTTGTAAGTTTCATCTAAGCTATCTTGTGACCAAATTAATCCTAGATAGCTATCTGCATCCCTTTTCCAATCCTGCTCCATTGCTTGAATAACCATTTTTTGATCTTCATGAAATGGAACTGTTGGATCAGGATAAGAAGTAGAAATTTGAATAAATTGATGATTTGGAACTTTAACCTGACCAGAAATAATCTTGCTCACAGTTTCCCGTGATTTAACTTCACCAATCTCGTCAAATATAGCCGTTCTAAAGTGATAAGAATCATATTGTCCTGCTTCAAGACTGATTGCCCGCAGAACATTATTATTTTTCTTCATGATAATTTGATCTGACTGAATATACAGATTTACTTCACTTGCGTAACTTTTAAAAGGCTCACTTTGAATGATTTTTCTCATCATTGAAGCGACATAGCCAAATAACTTCATAGTTTGCTTAAAATTGATAGAAGCTACTAAATAATCTTGATTTGATAGCCCAATACTTTCAATTAAAAATGAGTAGCAAACTAAGATAGCCATTTGATAAGTCTTCCCTTGACCACGTGATACAGAGTCAATGACACGAGTAAATCGTTTTTCATTATCCTCGTCACGCCAGCCAAACATAAGAGCAAAAGTAAACTCTTGCCATTCCATTAGCTTAGTTGGCTCTCCAGTATCAACATTAGGACAAATTTTAGCGAAAGTTAGAAGTCTATTGGCTTCTTCTACATCGTAGTGATAAGGAAAATCTGGTTGTCCTTGTCTTTTGAGATCCATTAAATGCCGAAAGCATGCAAGTTTTATCTTATATCCAGCTATTTTTGTGCCATTTAAAACAGAAAAAGCGTATAAAGTTGCGGGATCAGTATATTTTGATTTAATATCTGACCAATCAATGCTTTTATATGCACCAATTACGTCATGAGTTTGCGTTAGATCAATTTTCATCATTTAAAAAGCTCCAAATTAATAAGGAAGCAATACAGTTGTTACATTACCATTGCTTTGAACTATTGGAATAATATTTACTCCATGTCTTTCATCACTTGAATTATTAACTGAACATGCTGATAAACTTATAGCTGTAATAACTAAAACCACTAACAATAAGACTTTTTTCATGACTTAAGGAACTCCTTCTAAGAGAGCGCTCGGTCTGACAAGAGCGAGCGCTCTTGCCTTGGCGTTACGACTTGATTGCGACGATGATTAATAGTAAGATAATTAAAAGAAGAATTAATTCAGTCAAGGTCAATCACCTCCGTAGAGTGTGAATTAATCACAGCTTGCTGTGATACACTCGGAAGAGGTTGATTGACCTTTTCTATTTGCTGAGTTTCGCCAAGGCAAGAATTCCATCCCGAAGGGATGCATAATAAAAGCGTTCGATTTCAAAATCGAGCGCTATTTTTTTCTTCTTGATTTAAAAAGATTACTAAGGCAGAGAATCCCTAAATAAATTAGATACCCAGCAAAAATCATTCCAAATATTATTAAACCAGCTAACTCTTCGTAATACCTTAATTGTGCAAAATTATTTATCCAGTTCATATCTAAACCTGCTTCCATTCAAAACCATGCTAATTTGCTTTTAAATCTGCAATTCGCTTATCGATAATTTTACAAACTTCACCCATAGCGGTTGATTGCTCAGCCATTAAATAAAGTTGTTTTTCGGAAATGTCAGTATCATTTGACAGAATAGAATCAATACTAATGATCTTATCCATGTACCAATCTTTTTCTTTTTTCGGTTTAGCAGCATAAAATCCCATCGTCATTTTCCCCTATTGTTTAAAAAATTCTTTCATAGATTCAGCAACTGATTTTTTCTTTTCTTCAGGTACATTGAGTTCTAGCATTTCACTTCTAGCGCGAGGACTTAACCCAAGTTCTCTACCAATTGAATTCAATTTACTCAATGCGTCTGACATAGTCTGCACAGCCGGATTTTTCCTAAATCCAGCAAAATCTTTTGCTACTACATCACCTGTAACCGGAGAAACAGTAGTTTTATACATTTTTTGCTGTAGGCCATCTTTTTTTACAGATTCATAGGCTCTACGATAAATGTCATAGCTTGAACAATATTGCTGCAAAAGATATTCATCTGCACGTAAAACTTTAGAATTCTTATTCAAGTAATTTGCAATCTTTGGCCATAACTTTTTTCCGTAAACATCGAGCCATTTCGGCGCTTGTGTAGGAACTTTCGGCCTTGATAAATCAACGTTTGCCAGTTTAAGCCCCCCTTTCAAAAAATTTGAAAAATCAACTTTTCACACAAGATGATGGCTATGGTGCGGCTCTTCCATTCTCGCCACTAGGCGGGGGATAAAATTAATTTAAAATTCAGCCGAGTATGATTGCTCATCAAAAATCAAATCGCCTCAGATCGCAATTATTTGACACCTCGTGCATTCATCAATTTATTAATTAGTTCAATATCCGTAATGGCTGGTACATCTTTTAAAGAATTATGTAGACCTGTGCCATAGTAATTCTGCTCCCAACGAGTTTTCTTTGCGTGACAGTCTCTACAACACGTTACTAGATTGTCTACATTCTTCATCTTGCTTTGATCCCATTCAATAGGAACAATGTGATCGACAATGTTTCCAGGATTTATCCGACAATATTTGCACAAGTTAAAGTCACGTTGAAGAACGAGAGCACGAAGCGACTGCCACTCACGAGAGTGATAGAACTTATTCTGCTCTGACTTAACAGAGTTGCGATAGCGAGTGACATGATTGTAGTGCCAAGTAGTATCTCGTGATGATTGACGTTTACGATACTTCTCGCGTTCTGCTCTATACTCTGCTTCATACTTAATGTGCTTAGCACAATAGTAATCGGGCATCATAGCAAAGGCATGACACTCATGATACTTACAACGTCTAACTCTTGGCATGATATTACCTCCGCATTGAGAGCATAATAAAAGAGCTTGCCGTTTCCATGAGCAAACTCTTCAAACAGATATCGAAAGCGAATAAGACTTATCCCAAGGAGGATAGTATCTTGTGCAACCTAAACAACTAACAATAATTAATAAACAAAAGATGCTTTACGATATCTGATGACTGATAATGGAGTCGAACCATTACCAGCCTTACATATTTGTATTTAAGGAGTGGTGTGAGCATTATGTATTCCGATTTAACTCACAGTACTACTATAGCTTATATTCTAGCCGTTCAACCATCACTATTATTCCGCTAAATTACCGGTATGATTCCGGTCCTTTTTATATCGATGCAAATCAATGATTGGTTCACAATTCATAAACCTTTGCCAATGATCAAAACTGTCAGCAAAGAATAATTGCGCTCGTCGCCTTAACGCATTGTATTGAGTGTGACCATATCTAATTGCATCGGCTACTTGCCAACTCTCCATCTGATAGATATAAAGGTCACGCATTATTATCTTTGACATTTCGGGTAGATGATAAATCGTATGATGGATTGCTCTTATTTCAGCTTCTGCATCAAGACCACGAATTATGCTAGCTTCAGCATGATTAGTCCCATTAGCGTGGCCAGGTGCTAATGATAAGCTAGGAGACCGTAAGTCAGTAAGATTACGACCAGACATTAGAATTAATTTTTCTAAGTCATCGGTTAAAAATTCATCAACTCTATCGCATGTCTTATCGCAATCTAATTCTTTAAATAACAAACTCACATTCCCACTCCTCTTAACTTATCTATTCAGCATTTTTGATGTGATTTACAATAATCCTCAATGCATCTTCATGACGTATGAAATTCGTCGTTGCTGCATCATTAAACTTAGCTTGCTCATCATTAATTTTATCCTGTTTTTCAAATGATTTTTCTACTTCAGTTAGATATTTTTTCACTTCTAATTCTTCATCATTTAGCATTTTCTGCGTTTTTCTTTCGATATAACTATCATAAATAATTACCGGTATTAGAATTGCTGACATAATTGAATTAATGATGGTCCAAGTCAATGTCTGCCTCCTGGACTAAAGTCACATCTTTTACTGGAATATAAAATTTGCTGAATCCAAATGGTTTAGTATTTACGATATAAGAATTTGAGCCGTAAGTTATATTAGAATCCAAATCATAAAGCACATACGCGCTTGTTACATAAACAGGTAAACAAACAAGCATTTCGTTATTATTCTTCTGTGTTTGTATCAAATTTGCTACTTCATCTACATTAGCTGGACTATATGCAATTGTCTCTGGATCTTTTTCAAATCGGCGACAACATATAATTGATTTAATTTTCATTTAGCATCCCTCGTAATAGTTATCTAAGGCATCAGTAATTATAGTTTCAATTTCTTTATATCCATGTTTTTCTTTATCTTGATTAATTTTGTCTAATAAAGATTGGCTTAATTTTAATTCTCCCAGTTTTATTACTGTTTCTTTTTCTTCCAAATGTCCTTTGATTCTAATACTGATATCAAAATAAGCAGGATCGCTAGTCGCAACAATATTAGAACCCTCATAAGCAATAGACTCAATATCTTTTATCTTATTAGTAGTTAAAATTTTATCTAAACTATTTTTTAATTCATGTTTTAGTTTTTCATCTTTAAGTTGATACATATATTGTTTCCCTATTCTATAAATTCCCCACGTACAAAATCACTACACCTAGCAGAACTAAGAATACTGCTGCGAAAATCCAATCATACACAGTTAAATCCCTATTTCTTCATACATGATAAGCGCTGAAAAACTGGCACCTCCTATTTCATCAAAGAAACTACTGAATTCAATGTCAATCACATGTTTTCCTTTAATAAATTCATTTATTTGCTTATCTAAAGTACATGTATTTATCTCACCAATTGTTTTAACTTTCATCGCTCCAGCCCATCTCCCATTTTCCGTTGCCTTTGTACTTAACCAAATCATTTTTATGAGGAAGCACATAGCGTCCATTAACTTTAAATAAAAGCATTTGTTCACTTGCAGAAGTCACATATTTAACTCCAAATTTATCTTTATAAATATTTGTATCAAACGCATTTAAAATATCGTATGGATCATTCCAGTCATAAATGTTAGGTAAGTCTTTCATGATGTTTCTCCATTAGTTGAGTTTGTAAATCTATAAAATTCATCTTCAACTTCCACTATTTTGACTTCTTTATAGTCGGCTGTCTTTTTACTTTTTAAAATTACATTGTCCCCAGTCTCTGGTATTTTGAATCGCTTCATAAATTTAATCTCCTCTGATTACTCTGCGCCAGCCATCTATCACTTCATGATTAGGCTTTGGTTTTGACTTTTTTCTTTTTGACAAAATATCATAGCTATATTCAAAATGCTCAAATGCCGTTTCCTTTACAGCTTTTTCAATTTCTTCTTCGGTAGCATTATCATCTACTTCAATATCTTCATAAGTATCTTCTGGAAGTTGATAATAATCTGGCGAATCCCACGAAACTCTAATTTTCATAGTCTCCTCCCGCACATTGGGCAATAAATTGCTTAAATTTCAAAAGTTAAATTGTAAATTGCAGAATCCACATCAACCGATAAAGCTGAATCTTCATTGAAACCCATGTAAATTTGTATTGGAGTATCATCAAAACTTACCAGCGGTTCATTACCTTGACAGTATTTACATTTATTATCTGTTGCTAGCATTCTATATTTAGTTCTCCAATCTGTAAAAAATATAAATTAAATATCTTTTCGAATAATCATCGCAAGGTTTAACCTTATAGCCATCTATTTCTTTTGGTAAAGGCTCATTAGGCTTAATTTGATGCACCATATTAAGTAACTGTTTTTGACTTAGTTTAATTTTAGGATCATAGCCTTCTACAAAGGCAACTGCACTGCAAAGCATCATTCAATCACCTGCATCTCATTCTCTAATAGTCAAAGCTTCCATATAATTTTTAATTTCAGCTGGATATTCATGCGTTTTACCATATTCATTGATTAATCTTTGAACGTCAGCTCTAGTCATGTCTCCAAGATCTAAATCAGGCACAAGTTCCTTCAAGCGCTTTTCAACTAAATAATATTTGTTTAGAGTTACTGGTCGAACTTGTCCTACTTTATACGTGTCCACCCATTCCTTGAAATATTTATAAAACTTTATGTGCCTTATCTTGCTCGGCAATTATCTCACCTCTTTTTGAACTATAAATTCTTTATTTTCAAAGCTATTAATGCCTTTTTTCAAATAAATAGTCTCTGAATTATTTGCTGAATAAAAAACATTATTTGGAATTTGATACCAAAGCTTATGAATTTTGCTTAAACGATATCCTTTTAGCTTCAATAGCTCTTTGTTTTTCAACTTGTGAAAGCTTAGATCAGTATAATTGCTTAATTGCCTAGCGTTTCTTGCATAGAAGTCAATTTTTCCATTTTGGATAGCTTTAAGTCGATATCTAAATGGAGGTCTAAGAGAGAGCCCAGCATTGCACATAGCATGCTTAACAGTTGTCGCGCTACAATGCGCTAAATGAGTTGTATCAGTGAGCGAAAAGCCTTTAGTGATACAGTCTATAATGGCATCTAGCTTTTCTGGATCAAGGCTACTTTCCCTTTTATCGTCAAAAAACACATTATTTTCACGCTGGATTTTAACTAAATCTTTATTACTATCTGGTACATTTACTAAAGAACCATTTTTCTTTTCAACTTTGATAATTCGATCAAGTCTTTTAAGAAAATCAATATGCCTTTTCTGATGATCTAAACTAAGATCTTCCTGATCTTCTTTAGGTAAAACCTCACGCTTTTCTTTTCTCCATGCAAACTTAAGCTCTACCATGTTCTGACCTTTCATAAAACTTATAAGGACTGTATCTTACAACATAGCCTAGATTAATTGCTCCACCGTTTTCTTGATCAAGCCAGCGTTTGTTTTGTTGCAAAGCATCATAGATATCATCAACCGTAAATTCAGGGGTCTTATAGTTTTGGCCATTCATAAAATACAAAACTACACCCATTTTGTAAGAATCATTCTTTCGATATGATGAGTTAGTCTTGACTGGCTTATTAACTAGCTCTTTAGAAAGCTTATTAATATCTAAATCACTATTTAAATTGTCTTTTCTGCTGTATTCATAATTTTTGAAATTGTATCTTCCCATTTTTTTCTTACCTTTCTTAATTTCTATTTATTGAGGGATGCTAATTTTTTTGCTACCTCTTTTAAAATTTCAATGCAGTCATCCCTGTCGTATGCAGCTGCAAATTCTTGCGTATCAAATCCAACGTAGATATGATGTTCATCATCTAATAGATATCCAGCAAATGTAGGACATCCTGGAAATGAAGTAAAAGGATCAACTCCATAAAAGTAGTCAAAATCTCCTATTCCGGCATGTCTTCTCCAATCTTTAGGATCGCCTTTCTTTAATTCGATATATCCGGCAAAATATGGTCCTATATCCTTATAACTTAATTGCTTAATTATTATTCGACGACCATACCAAGATCTGCCATAAACAAATTTATCCATTTTATAAATCTTCCTCATCAAAACTTGTATCAATTAGCAGTCGGCCAATCTTAGATTGAGAAACGCTACCTGGAACATATTGATCTTCTAGCAATATAGTTATCCGGTCATAGGCATCTTGTTCTGCTGGATTTAAATCATTAACAGTTATGGTTACCCTGTCACTAGTCCATCCCATTAGATACTCAACCGGAACCTTTAGGAAGTTAGCTAACTTTCGCCAAATTTCTAAAGAATTAGGAATTCCGGCTTCTAAACCTTTTTCAAAATATTCTAAAGTTTTACGATCAATGTTGGTTTTAGCTTGTAGATCGTCAAGTGTTAATTTTTTCTCCAACATTAATTCTTTCAACCTATTTTTCATTTCTGTAACTCCCAGCTATAGACTCAAGGATCGCGACTGCTAATTGTACTTTTGAGCGAAGATCAACGTATAAGGCTCCCAAATTATAATATGTAATTGGTGTGCCATTTGCGATTGCACGTTGTACTTCTTTTCTGTATTTCCTCTCACATTTTTTGATATCCATCTTAGATCGTTTCTTTAATAATTTATCCTTTTTTCTCATCATGCACTCTCTTCTTTCACGTCTGGTAGATTCTTAATACAGTTCAGCAAATAACCTTGCGGGTATTGCTCACTATAAATAACTGTTTTTTCTGCTGCTTTTCTTAGTAATCCAACATCTTTACCATGAACTGCTTTAACTAACTTGTCATATTCTTTTTCTGAAAAAGTAATTGGTTCTCTACGCCATCTGCTAGCAAACTCATTAAGATAATTGATTAATATTCCAATTAATTCCTGGTCTCTCTCTTTCTCTTCTTTAGAGAGAGATTTATTTAAGTTCTTTATTTGTTTAGGTAAGTACTTATTACAGTTAGTACTTGTTAGATCCGGTTTTACCACATTAGGTTTTACCAGATCTGGTTTTACCTGTTCTGGATTTTGCCTAGTAGGTATTTTCTTTTTATCGGTTCTTTTTTTATAAATATTGATCCATTTTTGCCTTGGAGTTTCAGATAATAGCCATTTATTTGCTTTTAGTTGACCTTTGTCATTACGTTGCCTTTGTCTAAGTAAATAGCCATGTTCTTCTAGCTTACGAAGTATTTTGTATACTTTATCTTCACTATCAGGACTATGTTTTGCTACTTCTTTCGCATAGAAATCCCATTCATCAGATTGAGACCATAGATAAGTAAAAAGGCCTTTGTCTTCCCACTTAAGCGATGTATCATTGAGAATTGAATTATTTATGACTGTATAATGCTTGTCATAAACTTTTTTAATTCTTACCATCTCATTCACCGCCTTATCGCGCACATGCTATAATCAATATGAAATTCATTTTTTGTAAGTCCATCACTAATTGCAGTTAGCGATGGGCTTTTTTCTAACTCTTTTTCAAACAGCACTGTATATCTATCTTTTTGAATCGGCTGCTTTATTTGATAAACATTAGAGTTTAAAACAAGCTTATTCATTGTTTTAATACTGAGCATTTCATCCCTCCTATAAGTTCGGCATGATTACGCAATAGAAGAGAATCATGAAAATTACTAATACTGAAAAGATTCCAGTGAACATGAAGATGTCACTTTCTCTTGTGTTCAAATTAGTTTTGAAGAAATCATTGATCTTCTTGTTAAACCATTTTGAAATTAAAATATCTGTTTTATACATTTTTAAACTCCAATCTATATCCGAGACTCTTTTTGAATCCGCAAATGAGGATCAAGCATATCCTTCTCATGTTCCTCCGACCGCCAAATCAGGAACTCTTGCCACCTTTGTTCGACAATAAAGGTATTCTTACCAGTTGGCCGAACAATGGCATCTTTGAATTGCGAACTCTCACATTTCTGTTTCCAGTCATAGAATGTTCCCTGACTGATTCCATAATCTTGCTGTATCTGTTTGGGTGTCTTCCACCCATTAGCCATCATTTAACTCACCTACCTTTGCAGCTCCATAAGTTCAGCAACTAACTTGCTGATTAAAACTGGAGACTTTTCTTCTTTCATTTGTTTTAAGGTGTAATTACGTAATTCATTGATAAATTCTTCATCCATTTTTATTACCTCTTTTTCTACGTTTTACTTGCTTTTTTATAAATAATGGTTCTAAAAATTTTTTTGTGAATTTTTAGTTTTCCTGCCATACTTAAATCACTTAATAATAAGGTGGTGATTTATAAATGAACTATGATGAATTAACTGTTGAAGCTAAGCAATTTCTTTTAACTTTTTATAAGGCTTACTATGAAAAAATGAAGAGTGGAGAATCTAGAGATAACGCACGCAGATTTAGCGATATTTATGAAGTCCACAAACAATATTTTCCAGGTTGGCCAGTTGAAACTACTTTAGATATAGTTAATGAACTCGCACGTAAGAAATGGCTTGATAATTTATATGGTGATGATGTACCAGTTCAAATAACTTTAAAAACAGAATCAATTGCCAAGCTTCAACAAAGATTTTCTGAAGGAACTAAGCAAATATTTTCTGAATTAACAAAGCTTAAAAATTTATTTGCTTAGCCATACACATACCAATCATCAGCTAGCAAATCATCAAGGTCTGGATTCCATCTTTTAGTTTTAAATTGATTGTCTTCAAATGGAATTATCAAAACACAACTAGCTGAATTTGTCGGCAATAACATTTCTGGACGTTGGCCATAGCTTTTACGAGTTATGCCACGTCCTTCTTTTTTTGCTTGAATTATTGCACTTCTTATATCCATATTCGGTTCACCTCTCTTTCTGCTAAACTAAAATCATCTGATAATAAGGAGATGATTCCATATGGAAAGTATTGTGTTTACTCTTGAATTTGATGATATTTACTCAAACGAACGTGCTAATAAGTATTTACAAAAGGGTTGGAAGCTTCTTCATGTAGGTACTAAATTAGTAAATTCAGGTGAACCAGCTGACTACGAAACGAGCTATGTAGTCGGTGCTAATGCTGAACAATATGCTGAGTATCAAAAAGAACAAGAGAAAACTAAAAATGCTGGACAAAACGTAAAAGATTGGCTTAATAACAACTAAATCTTTTTGTCAAGCAAATAATTCAAAAGTACTTGGTTTGCACAATCAAGTGCTTTTTTTGCATCTTCATAATTAAGATCATGGCTTCTTAAAACAGCAATGATTTCTTTAGCTATTGGAATTTGTTTAAGTGTTTCAGTTGCTTCAATAGGCTTAGATGTCACTGTGTATCTTTTCGATTTACTCTTCCTCATCAAGATAAATTTCACTCATACCAGGTAAGTCACATACATTGGCTAACAATTCATAATTGGATTCTTGAAGATCCTTTAATTCAAACTTTCTGTTTCCAGTCTTAACCCCTGAATCAATAATTGTTGAAACTTTGCCAAAAGTTGTACCAGGGCTATTCAAAGCAACTAATTCTTTAAGTGCATCTTTAACATTTTCGTAGTTCATAATTATTTCTCCAATTCCTACATCGGTTATAGGTTTAAATCAGTCTGTACATTCATTTGTTGAATATCCTGTTGTAGCGGATATGATGGATACCAATTACTAATAAAATTAATTGCTCGATCAAAGTCTTTCTTTGATAAATCCTCATATCTTGAAATTACAAACGAGTCTTTGAAATCATGCTCTAACTGACGAAAAACTTTGCGTCTTTTATTTTTATTTTTGTAAAAATTACTCTTCTTACCGCCGCAAACTTCTACCGATTTTCTATCTCTTGCCTTTCGCAGCTTAAATCGTTGGCTTGAATCAATTTCAGATGTATTTTTAATAAAATCAACATCTTTTTCTACGTTAGTCATTCGCTCGTCCAAATGAATGGTAGCTTCCATTGCTAGTTTCAAACGCTCTTCTGGTGTTTGTGGTAATTGATATGATCCAGTCTTGCGAATGGCTGGAAGAACTTCACTTGTTACCCAATGCTTAAATTTCTTAGCGCTGGGTAATTGACTTGAAAGAATTAAGCTAAACATTCCTGATTCGTTAACAAGAATTTGCTCTCTCATTTGACCTGCGGTACTGATTTGGTACCTCAGCTTATCTTCTTCATCAACGTGAGAATTAATATCTCTTGATCCATTTTTATATCCCAATATATTGGTCAAATCTTTTCCTACGAACCAAGGTGTACCATTAACTTCTAAAGTTCTAACTTCTTTCCCTTCAAACTTAAATAATTGAAGATTATTTACCATAATAAGCATTCCTTTCTATGAGATATAATTAATTCATCCTGTAAATGGAGGTGAATTTTATGACAGATGAACAAATCGCTCATGATATAGCTGTTGCCTTGGCTGTAGCAAGTGCTCAAAAGAAAAATACTTCTAATACTTCGTTGTCTGCGGTAACTGAGTATTTTAGAATTTATAAGCGTGTTTTAAGCCAGGTGAAATCATCTAATCATTAATCTTGACTAGTCAAAACTAGATTATTTTCTAGTTTTGGCTTTTTTTAATGCTAGTGAATAATTTTCCTTTACTTCTAGCATTGAAATAAGTGCATCTTTAATGTCGTAATCAAATTCATCTTTTTGAATTAATTTAGATGCTAATTGATCAATCACGGCATTAATTTCAATCATTGTTTCATCCATATCGAACACTCCTTCCTGCTTATTTATCTTTACGTGACAGATAGAACAAGTATTGTGTAGTTGTACCTAGGTAATCAGCTACATCTTGTAAGTAATCTGCTCTCGGCATGTTTTTGTTCCACTTGCTGATTAATCCATTTGATAAATTCAAATCACGTTCAATTTGATAAATAGATTTTCCATTTTTATGTGCTACCTCTTTGATAGCCGTATATAATGACATTCGCTTTCACCTCACAATAAAATATTTTCTTAGAAAATAAACTATTCCTGTTGCATTAATGCCGAAAATATTCTATTATAAGAGCGTACTAAATAACCCGTTATTATCAAATACTCGGTGCAAAAAAATAGCTTTTTTTCTGTGCTTATCTCAAGCACATTTATAATATAGCACCGATAATATTCGGCGTCAATATAATTTTGTAAAATATTTTCGGAGGTAATCTAAAAATGTCGGTGCTTTATAGTCGTATCACGGATTTAACGGCGCTTAAAAAAATGAGTCTAGCAGAATTAGAACGAAAATTAGGCTTTTCAAATGGAATTATTTCTACTTGGAAAAAGAGTAATCCATCAATTGATAAGGTTGAGAAAGTAGCCAATTTATTTGACACTACTACCGATTATCTTTTAGGTAGAACTGACGACCCAAGCATCCCTGACAAGCCTACAGTAACAGAAGCTGATTTAGACGAAATGCTAGACAATGCCCACTCTTACGATGGCAAGCCACTAGATGACCATGACCGTGAACTTATTAGGCAATACTTAAACGCCCTTCTTAATAAATAATTCAAGGTGAGTATTATGGATAGTCACTTAATATACTTGCTTAAAAAATACAATTTGCATCTTCAATATGGTCCTTCCCACGAAAAGGGATGCATTGTTAGAACTCCCGCTAGCTTTCCTGACCTCTTAATGGTTAAAGAAGGACTATCTGATGAAGAGACAGAAAAGGTCATCTTACACGAAATTGGACACGCAAAGAATGATCCCTCAATTGTGGGAAATTATAAATATATTGGTTCAGCCCATTCTTGCAGTGAACATGGAGCTAATAATTTCATGGTTCACGAAAAAATCAAACAATATGTAGCATTAGGTAATGAACCAGATGAAGCAAATTACGTAAATATTGCCGTTGGTCTAGGCATTAACAATTTTGACGAAGTTCGTGAAGAGCTTTTGAAATATGTTGCAAAATAAAAACCGTCCTCTCGGACGGTATGGAGGATATATATGACTAACAAAAATGATGTATTTGATCGAGCAATAAACAACTTTAAATATGTTTCATCAAAAAGAGCATATCATTACGAACAAAAGTTTCGTTACTTGCCCTTTTGGTTATCGGAATCTTCATATATTTTTAAAAAAGAAGCTAACAATCAATTGAATAAACCCTATCCTTATTTTAAACGCGGTGCAGTAATTCGAGTAAATTTTGGTGTAAATGAAGGAAGTGAACAGACTTGCGTACTAATGATGAAGTAGTCGCCTATGTGGACGATTTACGAAAAGAACAAAAAATGTCTATAAATGAACTTGCAAAGGCGACTGGTTTAGCAAAATCAAGTCTTTCAAGGTATTTTAATAAATCTAGAGAATTTCCAGTAAATAAAGTTCATTTATTTGCTAAAGCCCTACATACAACATCAGAAGATATTTTAGGATTTAATGTTCCCTCCAACTCTATCGACACATCAGGGATGCACTACGTTCGAATTCCTATTATAGGAACAATTGCATGCGGTGAACCTATCTTGGCCGAACAGAACATTGAGGGCTACACTCATGAACTATTTGAAGAAGAACCGAAAAAAGATGAACTCTTCGCACTAAGATGCAAAGGTGACTCAATGGAGCCACTCATTCCAGACGGTGCTCTTGTTCTTATCCATAAGCAACCTACTGTTGAAGACGATGAAATTGCTGCCGTTCAAGTTGATGATGATACCAGAGCCACGTTAAAGAAGATTAAACACGTTGGCAAAAATGTCATCCTATACTCCATAAACTCAAAATACGACCCAATCATCTTAAATAAAGACAATCCAGGCCGTATCCTTGGTAAAGCTATTCATGTTGGGTTTGATATGTAGTAATCAAACTAAAAAATAAAAATAAGGAATATTAAAAATATGTCTGAATATAAACGAAGATATACTAATACCGAAAAAAGACAAAAGCTTGCTAAGTTTAATTCCGTCTATTATGAAGGCGATCCTAATAATTGGAAGATCTCACGTCTACCTAATTGGATGAATTTCTATGGATATGAGTTAGACAAAGAATTACATGGTAAATCACCTAAGTATTATAGAAAATTTAAACAAGGAACTATAGTAATGATTGATTATGGTGTCCCTGTTGGAACTGAACTAGGTGGCAGACATTTCGGAATAGTGATATCCAATAATGACACGAAATATAAAAGTAAGATCCTAGTTGTACCTCTTTCATCTCATTATCATAGAGGATATATCGACTTGGGTTATGGACTAATGAACGGAATAATTGAATTAGGTAATAACCGTGTTAAAGAATTAAAAAGAAAAATCAAAATTCTAGATAAAAGACTTAAAACTTTTAGAAAAAACAATTCTGGTGATAGTTTTTCTTTTTCTGCAGAAGAAATGGAATTTTTTAAAAATCAACATATCGATATCTCTTCCCTTTTAAAAAGCAATCGAAGTATTGATATTACAAAAAGACATCCAGATTTAGAAAATTTACTTTTAGAAATCAAAAAAACAAATTCGTGGGAAAAGTATCCAACTATTTTTAAACTTGTTTCTTTTCTTGAAACAATTATTTTATTTCAAAAAGAAATAATTAAACAGCTGAAAACATGTACAGATATCGTTGATCAATTAATATATGTTACTGAACAATTACGAAAGTATAATAAACAATCTTTTGGAGTCATATCAGATATTAAGTCAGTAAGCAAACTGAAAGTAGCAAAGTTAAATCATTTTACTATTTCTGGAAATGCATATGTATCTGAAGATGTACTTCAAAACATCAAATTAGCTTTAATCAAAACTATTGAATAATAAATAGTCATATGTCATAATACAGGTATCGACAGATTGATGTCGACCATGAAAATGGTCTTTAATGTATTGCTCAGAGTGATGAGCGAGGCATGTGATTATTTCTTTTGAAATGTATCACATGCCTCTTTTTTTACATCACATCAAGCATAAAAAACAGGCATCCCTAGAAGTTAAAAGCTCTTAGGACGCCCGCTCTCTTCATGTTATGTCACTCTCCTGAGTTTAGCACAGCAAGCTGTGCCCGTGTCTTCGGAGGTGACAAACATGAACCAAATAATCATCACATTAATCATCTTACTTCTTTTGATTCATGAAATCAATAAATAATCTAACCGCGGGCGCCCTAGCTGCGCGCTCGTTCCGATCGCGCAGCTGAAGAAATACTAATTAAGGACTTTGCGGTTAAATTTTCAAGTGACGATGTTGAAAAAGTAAGTAAACACACTTTAAACAGTGCTATTGGACATTATTTTAAAGATTCTGAAACCTTAGGTGTTGCTGCAGATGTAGTTAGAATTAATGGGAATGATTATGCACACTGGGATCGTCCTGAAAGCTTTGATGTGAAGCAAAAATTGCAAGAATTAAAAGCTTATTTGGATATTTTTATCAGTCAAATAAACGTTAAATTAATGATTAAAAATCCTCCAGTTAGTCGAAATCATAAATCAAATAAATGATTTCCATTCTTGTCCCAATAAGAATTAACATCTCGTACCGGATCATCTGATGTACCTAGTCCCACGCGATATGTAACCTTTATAACACTTTCTACACTTAAACCTAATATCGGCTGCTTTTGTAACTCTTTAGTTATCTCAACTTTTCTTTTTAGATTTACATTTTCTGATAGCAAATCAGCGATACTTTTTTTATCCGGTTTTTCTGTCATGTTATCACCTTTTATTCACACGTTCAGTTAATTCATCAAAATGCTTTTTCATAACTTTTTGATTTTGCATCATTCTTTTTTGCTCTTGGTCAATATGTCTGCTAGATTTTTGAAAATCGTTATAAAGTTTCTCAAAATTATCATTTTGATTGATTCTCATGTCTAATTTTCGTTGCTTATCAGGAAGTTTTTTTATGAATTTGTTTATTTTCATTATCATTACTCCTTCCTAAGCATTACACTTTAATAACTAATTACTATTTTAACCATATTGTACCAACAGAAAAGATAAATGTCCCGTTAATTAACAAGGCTTTAACGATTTATATAAGTATTAAAAAAGCCACCTTTTCAGGTGGCCTAGGAGCATAAGATGGATAAATATAAGTTTCTCAAAGCAATTTATGATAAAGACAGTGTAATTCCAGAAAATAATAATCTTTATTCTTCAGATAATGTTGAAGTTCAAACAGTCCTTAAATTGAATGAGGAAGAATTGGTAAATTATCATGTTGGTTTAAATAGCAATGCACAGGACTATTACATGAAAGATTATCGGATTACCGATAAAGGTAAAGAATATGTCGATAAACATTCACCAATAAAATTTACAAAAGACAAACTTGAACCCACCTTGTCTCAAATAATAGTAGGTGTACTTATAACTGTTATAGGAAGTATTATTCTTTATTACTTGGGCTTTAAATAAGCAAAACAATGGCAATCACTGCACCAATTAAGACACATAATGCGTAAAAGATAAGTTTTAATTGTGTTAATATTTTTTCTTCCATAATTTCACCTCAACTCATAGTAATTATACTATGAAATAAAAAAAGCAGGCATCCCTTAAGCTTAAAGCTCTTAGGGCGCTCGTTCCGATCGCGCATCTACTATATTTGTTCGTCGTCCACAATACCAGTGACGTTAAACCTAAGGCAATCGTGGAGGTAATCATGAAAAAGAAGCATTTTGGTCTAAAGTACACTTTAGTGTGTATTATTATTTTTGTTGTTATAGTAATTGGTGCTGGATTAATAGGAAGATTTAGCTCTGGTGGGAATACCACTTCAACTAATAGATCAACAAAGGTTTCAAAATCCAAGTCCAAAAATAGTTCTGTAAAAAAAGCTGGTAGTAAAAACAAATCAAGTAAAAATAAACCGTTAGTATCTAAAAAACAAATATGGGATAACTTACAAAAACAATTAGCTGATTGCAAAGAAAACTCAAATGGTTTAATTACTAAAGCAGAAATTAAAAATAATGCTTTATACCTAACTGTCAATGATGATATTTTAAATGGCACTAATGCTGAGGTTAAAAACTCTGCAAAAGAAGCTTGGAACTGGGGAAACAAACAGTATAATTACTTTACTCCTCTTCCTGAAGGTAAATGGGATACTAACTTAATTTACGTTGAAACATCTGCTGGTGATAGATTGGCACAAACTAGTATTAGTGAACAATTTAAATATTTAGGTAATAATTAACGCAATGAATTAGTAATATTTTGTATTCCTAAAAAATGACATAGGAATAATTTGAATAGAAGACTTTTAAAGGATTAATTGAAATAAAAAAGCAGGCATCCCTTAAGCTTAAAGCTCTTAGGGCGCCCGCTCTCTTCATGTTATGTCACTCTCCTGAGTTTAGCACAGCAAGCTGTGCCTGTGTCACTCGGAGGTGACAAACATGAACCAAATAATCATTACATTAATCATCTTACTTCTTTTGATTCATGAAATCAATAAGTAATCTAACCGCGGGCGCCCTAGCTGCGCGCTCGTTCCGATCGCGCAGCTAACAATTAATAAAAAAGACTTACAAGATATTAATTATCTTGTAAGTCTCGCCCAATACTGGGCACACGTGATCCTAACTAATATTCTAGCAGAGTTTTGATTACCTTACCGATTTTCAAAATTATATGCTACAGTCCAACACTTTGATGACTATAAAAGCTACAGTAAATAAAGAAAAAGCTCCATTCAGCAAAGATTTGGCGGTCAACGCTGAATAGAGCCTCGGATATAGTAAAAAAAGCCGTAGAACTAAAGTCTATGGACTTTTTACGTATCCTATTTTATCAAAAATAGGAGGTATTTACCATGTGGGTAACAGAAAACGAGAAAACTGGTAAGTTTATTTTTAATGATATTTATAAGAATCCCATAACAAATAAATGGAAGCATGTTAGCGTAACTTATGGAAAAAATACTGCCACAGTTAGAAAAAATGCCCAGTTAGAGTTAAACAAGAAAATACAAGAAAATTTGAGTGAACTCAAGAGTGGAGACACTGATATCACTTTAGAGGAACTTTCACACAGCTATTTAAAGCTAGCTAAGCATCAACTTGCCGAAAGTACTTATTATCGTAAAGAACATACTCTTACAAAAATTATTGATGTATTAGATGAAAACTCAATTGCTAAAAGAATTACTTCTACACAATTAAATAAATATTTTGATAATCTACTTTATTCCGAAAACTTAGCAAATGCTACAGTACAAGCATATAAGGCTACATTATCCACTATCTATGAGCATGGTATTAGATATGGCTATCTAACCAAAAATCCTGTAAAAAATGCAAAACCGACCTACAAAAATGAACGTGCTAAAAAGAATGACGAAATTGAAAATAAATACCTTACTGATTCTGAATTACAAAAAATATTTAAAGACTGTGATAAACAGAAACGTCCTGATTTAAAAGATCTTTTTAATTGGATGTACTTAACTGGCATGCGTATTGGTGAAGCTGCATCCCTACAAAAGAAAAATATTTTACAAAATAAGGACGGTGAGTGGTTCGCTAGAGTTAATGGTACTCTTCTAACCCACAGAAATGAGTCCAATAAAGCCAAACGACATACAAAAGGAAATTCTGCCAAGACTTGGAATGGAAATAGAGATATCTTATTATCAGACGAAGCAATTAAGTTAGTAAAAGAGCATTGCAAAAATAAGAATTTAAATGATTATATTTTTACCAATAAATGGAAAACCTCAGATGGTTATTTTATAGCTTCTAAGGTTGATCGAGTACTAAAGAGTATAGCTAAACGACAAGGAATTAAAAAGCCCCTCACAACTCACTTTTTTAGACATACACATGTTTCAAAACTAGCCGAACTTGGTATTCCACTATATGTAATTCAACGAAGAGTCGGCCATGGAAATTCTAGGATTACACGAGACATTTATTTGCATATCACGGATAAAACAAAAGAAAGTTTGAAAACAAAACTTCAAATGCTTTCTGATGTCTCTACCAATCAACAATCTCTTAAAATATTAAAAAATTAA